GGGGACAAAGGAGAAACAGGAGATGTAAGTATTACACCGGGACCACAAGGAGAAAAAGGGGACAAAGGAGAAACAGGTGATGTAAGTATTACACCGGGACCACAAGGAGAAAAAGGGGACAAAGGAGAAACAGGAGATGTAAGTATTACACCGGGACCACAAGGAGAAAAAGGGGACAAAGGAGAAACGGGAGATGTAAGTATTACACCGGGACCACAAGGAGAAAAAGGGGACAAAGGAGAAACGGGAGATGTAAGTATTACACCGGGACCACAAGGAGAAAAAGGGGACAAAGGAGAAACAGGAGATGTAAGTATTACACCGGGACCACAAGGAGAAAAAGGAGATACTGGAAGTCAGGGTCCGGTTGGTTCACAAATTATATATGGTAATTCTGCGATTTGGAAAGCCATGATTGATACAAATTCTGTTTCGGTGGACGATGGTATAGTAAAATTAGATTCAACTACCACTGGTAAGACATTTACTGGGGATTTGATTAATTTTTATGATGCTGCTGGCAAAGATGGAAAGTTGGTTATCATCGATCGGACCGATAGTACATCTGATGGAAATATTACATTTGATGCTGGCAACAGTAGAACATGGGAACTAACTTTTAATGATTTTGATTTTCCGCATACAGCAGGAGATTTTAACCATTTCGGACAATTGAGTTTAGAGGAATCATCGGATGGTTCGACTTGGACTGAAGTAAGTGTTAGTTGGTTTACAAAGACGAACAAGCATCGCGTCGCGAGTGCCAGAGTACCAAGCGCTTATACCACGGGGCAATGGCCTAATCCAGGTAATGTGGTACCAGCCTACTGGTTAGTCGCATACTATAGTTATGGTGCTCCTACTAATAGAAAGGTTACAATTAATAAACGATATGTAAGGTTTACATATAAAAATAATATCAAGGATGAAGAGGACGTGGATGCAGACCTTGATGGTTTTCGTGGATGGGATATAACTATGCTCTCTATTGGGACCTCACCGCAGACTTCTCCCACTGATGGATATTTCGCTTTGAATAATGCAGCTTATAATACAGCAGATTCTATTAAAATTCATTATAACTCATTTGATCCTAATAATTTAAATAATAAACCATTGTTGGACACATTGGAGAATGGCGATGATTTACTCTTACGAAGAATAGGCGATCTGGACGATTTCGCTTCCTGGCGAATTCTCTCCAAAATAGCAAATGACACCAAGAATTATATGGAATATAATATACAAGCTGTTGGTAATGGAGCCAGTACAGATTTGACGACAACCTCGGGCTCCGAACAATATTATTTGGCGTTTACCAGAAGAGGCAAACAGGGAGAGGTTGGTCTAAAAGGGGACGTTGGTGCGCAGGGACCACAAGGAGATAAAGGAGATACGGGACCACAAGGGCCACAAGGGCCACAAGGCGAAATTGGTAATGAGGGGGATATTACTGGTAACTGGAGACGATATACATTTAAAAAAGCAAATATACCAGAAAGTAAATATTTATCGTGGAATGGTGAGACACAGATACAAAATGGTAATTCTATTACATTCACGGCATCAAACAAGGATTTTGAAGAGGTGGATGTATCATTCTGGTTAAATGATATTAATAATAATAATTATGGTTCAGTTGGTTATATAGGTATTATACAGATAATTAAACAAGGAGATCCAAGCAAACGAATAACTGGATTACTTACACAAACTTTATCAACTGCCCATCCCTCCTCACCCGCCAATCATGATTTTCATGAGTTTACTATCACAATCATTGATTATAATGATACTGCTATTGATATTCCATTTAGTGATAATGATCAAATTATATTAAGTTTTACACCTAATGGTAAGCAAGGAGAAAAAGGGGACAAAGGAGAAACAGGAGATGTAAGTATTACACCGGGACCACAAGGAGAAAAAGGGGACAAAGGAGAAACAGGAGATGTAAGTATTACACCGGGACCACGAGGAGAAAAAGGGGACAAAGGAGAAACAGGACCACAAGGTGAAGCAGGACCACAAGGTGAAGCAGGACCACAAGGAGCAGGAGGAGCACAAGGTGAAGCAGGACCACAAGGTGAAGGAGGACCACCAGGTGAAGCAGGACCACAAGGTGAAGCAGGACCACAAGGTGAAGCAGGAAAAGATGGAGCAGGAGGAGCACAAGGTGAAGCAGGACCACAAGGTGAAGCAGGACCACAAGGAGCAGGAGGAGCACTAGGTGAAGCAGGACCACAAGGAGCAGGAGGACCACCAGGTGAAGCAGGACCACAAGGAGCAGGAGGACCACCAGGTGAAGCAGGACCACCAGGTGAAGCAGGAAAAGATGGAGCAGGAGGAGCACAAGGTGAAGCAGGACCACAAGGTGAAGCAGGACAAGATGGAGCTGATGGCGCACCGGGAGCAACAGGACCAACCACACAAACAGCTATGCAGACAGCTATAGAAAATGACAGTAATCCATTTACAGTTACTGGACCATTACAAGTTACAGATGATATAACCGCATTTTACACTTCGTCTGATGAGAGATTAAAAACCAATATCGAAACCATACAAAATTCAATAGGAATTTTGAAAAAAATAAGAGGAGTAAGATTTAATTGGAATGAATTAGCAAAATCAATTAATAATAATGTAGATTTAGAAAAGAAAGAGCTAGGTGTTATAGCACAAGAATTAGAGAATGAAATACCTGAAGTATTAAAAGAAGGTTTGTCAGGATACAAAGCTGTAAGATATGAGAAAATAACACCTTTATTAATAGAATGTATTAAGAAACAACAAGAGCAGATTGAAAAATTAGGAAATGATATTGAAGAATTAAAAACAATAGTACAAAATAAGTAATTATATAGTTAATAAAATATCATTAAATATATAATATTATGGCATGGCAAAGTAGTCGAGATATAGGAGCAACAAATATAAGTTTTTCTAAGATTTACAATACGCTTTCAATGACTGGAGTGCACGAGGTATCGATTCCGATATCAATTAGTAGTTTTAGAAGTGCGGCTGTAAGTGAAAATAGTAGTTTAAGAAGAGGTGGAATAACAGCAGAAGAAGATAATAAATTTAATGGTGGTTTTAGTATTACATCGAATATTATTATAGATGAAGCTGAGTTTCCTGGTACCGGTGATCCATGGCCAACAGATAATTCAATAGGAAAAGGCTGGGTAGCAGATACAACAGGTAACTATGATTATGTTTCTACTACGAGTGATAACGATAGTTCATATGCTTTTATGTACATAGATAATAGCGCGAGAGCGTCAATAACAATGGAATGGAAAAAAAGCGGCGAACGTGGATATGATCAACTGTATATTAAACATATAGACAATCCAAGCAATGAGTCAAGTGCTGGAACAAATGGTAGTCAATGGAAAGACGTCCAGAAAAGTGGTAATAACATTTCTAATTGGGATCCATTTAACCCTGAATTCACATCATTTCCAGCTGATGTTATTAAAATAGAAAGCTATGGGAGCTTTAAAATTAGCTCTAGATTTATAATTATTTATTATAGTAAAGATAATAGTGTTGCAGATGGTGATGATAGGTCTTGGATTAAATTCACAGGCAACGATACTGGATTAGTACCAAATAGTGGCGTAGGAAGTACTAATCAATTAAGTATTAAAAATGATTTTCAAAACAGAACAAGAGGACCATCACCATATGATATTACTATAAGATCTGGAGGGTCATCTAGTATAACATCAACTAATGGGTTTCCAGATTCTATTCCTGTTAGAATTACATCAACAGTTTCAATTGACGATAGTTCTTTTACTTCAAGTGATATATTAATTACTTCAACCTCGCTTTCTCCAAGTGATTATACTATAACAAATTTTCAAAGGACTAGTTCTACACAGTTTGATTTTACCTTAACTAAAAATAGTGCTGTTACACTAGATTCAATAACGTTAGATATTTATTCTAATAGATTTCGTTCAGATAAAGGAATTTTAAATTTGGCAGCTTCTGGAGGATTAACTTGGTTTTTTAATCCTTTTGTACCTGACCCATTTGTTGATTTTGTTCATTTTAACGGAAATATAATTGGCACCAGAGATACGAGCGAGGCTTACAAAGTTTTATATTCGCCTTCAATTACTAAAACAATAACAAATCAACATATTTATATTGGATTTAAGGCACATGTATCAAGTAGTACATATCATAATGATATGTGTATAGCAGCAATTGGTTTGATTTCTGGTGAAGAAGAACCAAGATATAAATATTTATGGAATTTTAGTCAGGTTCATAATAGTTATGTGAGTCGTGGTAGTCAAATCCCAGATAGTTTAGAATGGTTTACAGATACTGGTTTAGCTGGGCATCATCGTCTTACAAAATCTACAGTTGGTTATCCAGTGAGTTTAATTGAAGTAGATGGGGATAGTCTAGAAATAGCTGCTCCTATTGGACCTGATTCAATATCAACAAATCCTAATGCTGATGATAGTACAGGTAATGATGGAAAGTTTTATTGGTCAACAGGTACATCCAGTAGTAGTACGGGTGCTGATGGTGGAATTAGTGTAGAAGGATTTGACCAAGTGGGACAACCACCAGAGCAAACTTCACAAATGGTTCAACTATCAAAAGCGCAAAATGGTCAAAATATATTAACACAAGATGCCAACACATATTTTGTTTACAGAGAAACAACTGGTAGTTTTGATTTATATTCTGGTTGTATAATGAGAACCGCTGCGTCGGTTGTATTAGAAAAGGGAGATGTATTACAGATAATATATCATTTTGCTACTAGTTCATCCGGTATAACTGAATTAAACGAAGTTGTATCGGGGACAAATCTAAATCAAACAACAAGAAGTGGTGATATGTTATTTTATGGATTTAAAACAGACGAGAGTGGTGGAGGATTAGACCCACCAAAAGAAGATCCACCAAAAGAAGAGATTCCAAGATAATTCATGTCTTTAATTCTTCACCAGAATCTTTAAAATGTTGTTCCTAGTATTTGTAATTCTAGGAGTCGTAACTTTCAACAATCTGTGGAATGGTTATAGAGATCAATTAAAAGTTTTTGGTATAAATGAATTAAATAACTAATAACTATTAATTTATATGAAATTGGAAATAACAGAGTTGTCCACTCCTAAAAAACAGACTATTTGCCTTAACATGATTGTTAAAGACGAAGGTCATATTATTGCAAAAACACTGCAAAATATTTGTAATAATATTGATATTACATATTGGGTAATATCCGATACAGGTTCAACGGATAATACAAAAGAAATAATACAAAGATTCTTCAGTGAAAAAAACATTCCAGGAGAGATGTTTGATAATAAATGGCAAGATTTCGGACACAATCGCTCATTGGCTTTAAAACATGCATATAATAAAACAGATTATTTGTTGATTTTTGATGCAGATGACTCATTTCACGGTACAATAAATTTACCAGAGAATCTTGATGCCGATTTGTATAGATTAAAATTCGGCGGTTGTGGCGGATCTTTTGTTTATAATAGACCATTATTAATCAATAATAAGAAACGATTTAAATTCAAAGGAGTCTTGCACGAGTTTTTAGAGCCTGAAGATACTAATAATATTAAAAATGTTCTAATAGAAGGTGATTATTATATTGAATCGGGAAAAACGGGTGCAAGAAGTAAAGATCCTGAAAAATATTCAAAAGATGCTATTATTCTAGAAAAGGCATTTAACGAAGAAAATGATGGTTCTCTTAAAGATAGATACGCCTTTTACTGCGCGCAAAGTTATAAAGACTCTGGAAACAAGGAAAAGGCAATTGAATGGTATAAACTTTGCTTAGTAGGAAACAACTGGGATCAAGAAAAGTATTATTCTTCTTATATGATTAGTCATTTATATAAAGCTATTGGTAAAAATGCAGATGCAATACATTATGCACTTAAAACAATGGAATATGATATCCATCGCATTGAAGGAGTTGTTTTTGCGTGTACATTGTATCAAAAACAAGGTATGCATAATATGATAATTGCTCTCTATGAACAGTTTAAAAATTACAAAACAAATTCAAAACATTTAGCTATGAAGCTATTTGTTGACAAATCAATGTATATGGGAAAATTTGAGTTTCTGGTAAGTGTATCAGCCTTTTATTCTGATAAACCAGAAATAGGGTATGCTGTCACAAGAGATTTAATTATCGAAACACGAGAAGCGCAAATCGCATTGTTGTCTTTGGGAAATTTAAGATTTTATCTAAAATATTTCAACGAACATAAAGGTTTTGAATTGTTATTATCATTTTACAATATTGTAAATCAAATGCCAACAGTGGAAAGTTATCATCACGAAACTCTGCAATTTATTAAAAATAAAATTAAACCAAAGTTAGATGATAAGCAGTGTAAACAATTGAAAATATTGGAAGATACATATAGTAACAAAAATAATATTTATCCAAAAAATAAAAAACAATCTATAGCCATTTATTCTGGATTTAGTAAAATCCGTTATAATGGTAAAAATTATAGCGATAAAAAAATAGGTGGGTCGGAAATAGCAGCTATCAATATTGCTGAAAATCTAGCAGGACAATATAATGTTTATTATACCGGTTATAACATTGAACCCGTTACCCACAATGGTGTTATGTATATATCTGTTGAACAACTACGAGATTTATTAGATAAAGAAGTAATTGATAATATGATCGTTGTAAGATATATTAACTTTTTTACAAATTTCAGAAATACAGCAAGGAAAACCTATTTATGGTTACATGATACTGTACCGAGTCCGTGGATTAATGGAAAAGCTATACAAAATTCTGGTTATGATTTAATTCATAATCTTCAAGATAAAATTGATAAAATCATTTGTTTAAGTCCGTGGCATTACAATAAAGTTCTCAAAGATTCACGTTTATCCCCGTCTAAACTAGCTATAATTGGGAACGGTTTGAATAACAACGAATTCAAAGATGTCGTAGTGAGAAAGAAAAATAGGTTTATATACGCTAGTGCAGCAGATCGCTCTCTTGCCCTAATTGTAAATATATTTCCAAAAATAGTTGAAAAGATACCGGATGCGGAACTTCATATTTTCTCCGATGCCGACGATAAAATAAAGGAAGAAATCAAAGGGAAAGACTTTTTCGTCTATCACGGGAGAGTTACTCATGAACAAATTATTAAAGAATTTCAGCAATCGGATATTATGCTTTATCTTCCATTACAATTCTGCGAAACATACTGTATATGTGCACTAGAAGCGCAGCGCGCTGGCTGTTTATGTTTCGTATCCAATCTCGGTAGTCTACCTGATGTTGTTGGAGAGCGGGGGATAATTTTTAAAAACGGGGACGATGTTATTAAAATAATAACAGAAACATTGAATGATGAAAATTTAATTAATAGCAAGAGAAAATTAATGAGGGAATGGAGTGTTAATCAGAGTTGGGAAAATAGATCTAAAAAATGGCTTGAATTATTTGGATCAGATAACGATGAATCCTATTTAAAAATACCTATTTTTAATGAACAAGAACTTGATTTCAATAACGATATTCCTCCAACGATAATGATTAATCTTGATAGAAGAAGGGATAGGTTGAATAATTTTAAAACAAATAATCTAGATTATTTTCCAAATATGGTAAGGTTTTCAGCTATTGATGGGAACAGTTTTGATTTTACGCCATATATTTCTTTATTCGAAGGGAACGATTTCAATTATAGAAAAGGAGTATTGGGATGCGCCTTATCACATTATAAAATTTGGCAACACTTGTCAAAGGCTAATTGTAAAGATGATGATTTTTTATTGGTATTGGAGGATGATATTAAATTATCTGAAGATTTCTCTGAAAAGTATAAGTGTGTTTTGACTGATTCAAAAAATGATTCAAATTGGGATTTAATATTTCTTCATACATATCCATTTGATTCTTTTGGAACAATTCCAAATTTAGATAAAGGGACAAATAAAATAAATGACAAATTTACAGAATTATTACCCATAAAATGGCAGAATTGGGCCCCAGGAACTGGTGCTTATTTAATTAGAAAAAGAGCGGCCACAAAACTGGTATTGTTAGCGAAAGAACAAAAAATAAAAAGGGCAATAGATTGCTTTTTGATGGACCATTTTAATAATATAAAAACATACAAATGCGAACAATCGTTAATACATAGTGAAATAGCGAGAACTAGTAAAAATGACTCGGATATACAAAACAACATGGATTGTTATCCTATTAACCAGATTAAGAAAGAATCTTTATCAAAAGATTAAATTATTTTGTTATTATAATATAACATGGCATTTACTAGATTCAATTATGACAAGTGTAGAACAGCAAAATTATTACAAGAATCAACCGGTCCCGGTAGATATATGTTAGATCGTCCGGGGTGGGGATCCAAACCTTGTTTTTTTGATGACCCGCATATTAGAATGCAGCAGTGGGGGGCGAATTTAAGAAAAGTTCCTCATGGTGCACCTATAGATATAGATAGTGATTTAATTGGTATTACTAGACCACTTTCAAAAGACTGTTCGGGAAAAGAATTTCCAAATAGTGGAGTTGTGAGATCTAAAAGGGTATCATTTCCTGTTTGTAAAAAATCAATAACAGATGAAACACGTGCAACGCATCCAGCTTGGATGTACAGAGATTTACAACAAGATCATAGATATTATTTATTTTTGGATCCACAAGAGAATACTTGTATGACATTTCAAAATAATCTCAATACTAGACTTTTGGAAAGAGATTATTATGTAGCGGAAACCCCGTGTCTAATGAAACAAAGAGGTCAACCAACTGGGGTATTTTCTGGAAAAAATATGACAAATGCATCAACAAGAAGATAAAAAGTAAATAGATGAAGTATTTACTGTTTAAGAAAATATGTTGTAAATATATATAATGGAAGTAGTATTACCAGGTTTAGCATTAGGCGCAATGTATATTCTTTCAAACCGCCAAGATGACAAAAAAGAAAATTATACGAATGCTCGTAGCTCGCCAGAACAGGGTCAAATTCGTCATTCGTTACCAATGGGTGGAATAGCAACTGGTGCACCAGTTAACCCAGCTATTAATTTTCCAGTTCAAACCTATAGCGATGTTGGACAAAATGTTGCTAGTTATCCAGCTCCAAATGCCGCAACCGACAGGTATTTTAGACAGGATAAATATGAAAAAGAAGTCGAAGATCGGAAAAATCCATCGAATGCCACACTTTTTAAATCTCTTTCAGGGGACATGGTTCAGAAGAAAGATATTAAATTTAATAATATGGTTCCATTTTTCGGATCTAAAGTGACACAAAGAACGACGGGATATTCTGGAAACGAATCTATCCTTGATAGCTATACCGGAACAGGTTCGCAGGTTATCCACAAAAAAGAACAGGCGCCGCTATTTGCACCACAAGCTAATATGAATTATACAAATGGTGTCCCCAATCATACTGATTTCATTCAGTCACGAATGAATCCTTCAAAAAAGATGAACAATGTTAAACCTTGGGATGAAATTCACGTTGGTCCGGGTTTAAATAAAGGTTTTGCAAATAAAGGTTCGGATGGATTTAATGCGGGAATGGAAGCAAGAGATATTTGGGTAGATAAAACAGTTGATCAATTGAGAGTTAAGACAAATCCAAAATTAACATTTGGTTTAGCAAATCATGAGGGACCGGCAAACAGTCGTATTAAAAATCTGGGAATTCAGGGGAAAATAGAGAAAAACCGACCAGATACATATTATATCAATACACCTGATAGATGGTTTACGACGGGTGGTCAAGAAAAAGCACAAAGATCTAGAGCCGAAGAGCCAATGCCAGTTGAAAATAGATCCTTTACAACTAGGGAATATTTTGGTGCTGCCACTACGGATCAAAGTTCTAGTTCAGGAGGTAGAACCGAGCAAAACTATAGAAGAAGTACACGCCCCGAACTAGCACCCGATGGCAAATATATGGGCCCAGCGCACAATCTGAATTATGCAGATGGGTGGAAAAATTTAGAGCAAAATTACGGAAAAGGTGGTTATAAATCATATGCTAACTCTAGATCAACTGTGAGACAGGCCCAAGAATTCGGAGTCGTTAGTGGATGGATGAAGGCAGCTGTTGCGCCAATTATGGATATTCTTCGTCCATCTAGAAAGGAGAATGTTATTGGGAATCTGAGACCAAACGGAAACGTGAGTGGTGCCAACGGTGTAGCGCAAGCAAGGGTTTGGAATCCTGCAGATAGAACAAAAACAACTATTCGCGAGCAAACAGAAAAAACATATGATATTTCTCAACCACATTATAAACATGATGGGGGATATGCAACCGCGAAATATCAACCAATAGAAAATCAGAGACAAACTACAACGTGCTCTTATATTGGAAATGGTAGCGGAACACATAATGGTACAAGCAATGGACCAGTTTATAATGCAGCATATAATGCCCATCTTAATCCAAATAAAGAAAAGTTATTAACAAACCAAATCAATGTTGGATGCGAACCCTTATTTAATTCAAATCAGAACATCCGTATTAAAAAGTTTGGAACTACCGCACCCTCGCAAGGGATGGCAAACATGCCAAAGGAAAGTGGAAACCTATCTACGTATGGAGAGATGGGAGGACGGAATATAAGAGGATCGTCTATTGAATGTACTAGAAACGAGCCTAACATGCTTTCAGCATTTAATAATAACCCGTTTACAAAACCTTTGAATAGTGTTGCATAATAAATATATAAAAAGATTTTCATGAATACTAATAATGGACATTCATAAAGATCTACAAAATAAGATGCTATACTTTATTAATAAAAAAAAAATACCCCATATGGTGTTTCATGGTCCATCTGGATCTGGAAAAAGAACTATATTAGCGTATCTGTTGGAAAACATTTATAAAGATGTTATTGATTCAAATAATTATATTATGTATATTAATTGTGCACATGGTAAAGGAATAAGGTTTATTCGCGATGAACTTAAATTTTTTGCCAAAATGAACATACACAATAAAAATGGAGAGCTCTTTAAAAGTATTATATTATTTAACGCGGATAAATTAACAATGGATGCACAATCCGCATTAAGACGTTGCATTGAACAATTTAGTCATACCACGCGATTTTTTATAGTTATTGATCAATATCATAAACTTTTAAAGCCAATTGTCTCACGTTTTTGTAATATATATGTCCCTCTTCCAGAAATTAATGGTATAAAACAAAGCTTCCATGACAAAATAAAGAATAAGTTTAAGGATGCAAACAAAATACGAATTCACAAGCGCTCGCGATGGATCCAAAAAAAATTGGAAAATAAAAAAAATTACTCCGATGGCAATAAGCTTATACAATTAGTAGAGACACTTTATGAGAAGGGATATTCAGCTTTGAGTGTTATGGAAGTAATTAAAAATAGTAAAAGGTTGGAAGAAACGAGGAAATATGGATTACTAATCCATTTTGATGATATTAGGAGAGAGTTTAGAAATGAAAAATTACTGATATCCTATATTTTAACATTAACATTTTTGCGTCCGGAATGTAATTTAGAAAATATAGAAGAAATGTAAATGGATGACTTTAATGCTGCCGTTTTATATGAAGCTAAAAATGAATATGCTTCAAGGCTTGTAAATATTTTGACACCATTAATAATACAGGGATTTAAAGCTATTTTTAAGGAAGCGTGGAATTTATGTATTAAAAATGAAGAGGATGCCAAGTATTTAATGACGTTTCAAAATTTTCTGACTCGCGTTCCAAAATGGAATCAGGAAATTATAAATGTCGAAACAAAACGCATTATTGATTCTAGTAAATGTTTATATTTAGAAGATTTGTTAACTTGTGTTCATATTACACAGCTTAAAATTTTAACCAGTATTCGTGTTTCAAGCAAACAAAAAAAAATAGATATTGATATTCCAAAATTACACGATTACATACACAAAGTGTATATTTCTGCTGCAAGAAAGTTATATCAAAATGTTTATCTTTTTGAAGAGAATATTTTACCACTTTCAAAACAAAAAAATATGAGAGAATGTGAAATAATTATCCGTGAGTCAATATTAAATGTTATTCGAGAAAATATGCCCATTGAGAAGATTTTGAGAGCCTATATAGATGAAACTATTGAGGAGGAAATTGTGGAGGAAGTTGAAGAGGTTCCCGTGGATGATCCACCGTTAAAAAAAGAGGACGTACCCCCTCCAACGGAAGATGGAACAAATACGGAAGGTTTATTATCAGGAGAGACAGAAAAATTTACTATTAAGAAGAAAGAAGATGTTTCAACGGATATTGTAAAGTCTGAACCCATTTTAGCTTTAACAGACTCGCCGTCTGTTATAAATACACCCCTTCCCCCGATTAATGAGGTTGTTGAAAGCAAACCTGCTCTTTTAATTGAAAATAAAAAATTGGTTAACACTGCTCCGATGATATCCCCACCTAAGATTTCATTCAATAATAATGATAATGTTGTTGAATATTCTACGAAGGATAATGCAAAAACAATAGCAGTCACATCGCCGGAAATTATTTCAGCCCCAAAAACTATTGCAAGATTGGAGAGAATTAGTACAGAAAGAAATGAGCAACGGAAATTGGAAGAGGAAGAGGAGGAGGATGAAGATGATTATGGGATGGATTCTCTTAAAATTTCGGATAAACCAATAGATCTAGGGGCTTTAGACATACATGATATAAGTACGGGGCTATCTTTGAACAACAAACCCGAACTTACCGGGGTGGAAGTTTTAGCATAATGCGGAAAAATTTAAATCTAATTTTTTCATAACATTATAAATGGGATCAGACACTTTAATTAAAGGAATTGTCGTTAGTTGTATTTATGCTATTTTTCGGTATATCGAATCACATTTTGTTACCAAGGAAAAGATTAAGTTGAAAAAATTAGTTCAAGATATCATTGTTGTTTATGTTAGTTTTGTAGGCGGTATGTTCGTATATGAACAAATAGAACCGTTGAAGGTTTTAAATCGCGCCCCATCGGTTTTTACTTCGGACCCGGATTTTTAAAATATATAATAGTTACTATCATATATTTAAATATAGCAAGGTAAATCATCAATATTTTGTATCTTTTTCTTGCGGCATTTTTTCCGATTAGATACATATCTAGAAAAAACATCATGAGTTACATATTTAGATGGTTTGTGATTATGGACACCTCTAGCAATCATTTTATATAATTTAAAATCGGGGTATCTCTCCTCTCCGCATTTTTTATATAGGATGTTCCTATTCTTATCATCCGTGCACCATGTATCAATAAGTTTTGCTATTGGATTTGTATCAAAATCATCTTCAAGGGTTTCCATAAAGTAATCATATAAGGAACAAGCTAACCGACATAAATCAAAACTTAAATTAGGCTCCAATCTAGGTTTTTTATGATTAATATATGGTTCGCAGTTATATTGTGTTGCTGCATCGCCTTTAGAATGAAAGCTATCACTGCAAATAATTTTACCTTTAAATTTATAGATAGATCTTCCAAAATCAATTATCTTAAATAGACGCCCATAAGTTGGTACCTTGTAATATACCTTGTTGTATTTGTATATTATATACTGTAGTTTTGTTGGAATATACATAATATTATTCGTATGAAGGTCGTTGTGTGTAAATCCGAATAATTTTTGATATGCAACTAGAGTCATTATCACTTGAAATAAACATGACCTCCATTCATCATCTGTAATATCCTCTTCCAGTAAAGAATCTAACGTGGCCGTCATAGATTCAAGACAAATAATTTGTACAGGGAAGTCTGGTATTGTGGCATTACAGACAACAGAGGAATCTAAACTACTAGCTATGCTACTAGAATCACTATCGCTATCTTCTAATAGATCATTGTCTTCTAAATCGGAATTATTATCTAGATCAGAATCGCCCGATGTATGTGATGAACGCGAAGAACATCGCGAATCATTTGTTTTCATTGAGTCATTATTACTTAAGTCATGAGTATATTCAGTGACAAGTTTCTCAGTGAGCGAAGGACTATTGTTTTTAATATTATCTTGAAACACGCCATCAAACATGTCATTATCAATTTTTAAAATGTCATCATTATTATTAATCTCTCCAATATTTATTTTTTTACGATAATTCCTAGTGTTTGATTCCAAAAAAAGATCTTCGTCGCTAATATTTACATCAAACAAGTTATTTTTGTTTTCGTGAAAAAACATACTTTCATTTAAATATTCAATATCATCGATAATATCAATTTTGAAATTCTTATGTATACCCAAAAATGAACCAAAAAAGTCTACACCGTGGATAAAATTATGTGTATGTAATAGATTACTTGTTAAATATGTAAAAAATCCATCCACGTAAGCAGAATTGTTAGGATCCAATACTTTAGGGTGACATGAGTTTTCTTCTGTGGTAAGTGTTGGTAAAGAAGATTTTACATCATTTCCAAGTGTGCCATATTTCCCAATCATATATTTAATTGGATCTAATAATGGGGAAAACTTAAAAAAAGCTTCAGTTTTCAATTCTCTTTCTTTAGACTGTATTGTACATGAAAACTTGTTACTATTTTCTGTTTTTTCAACAGATGTAATATTGAAGTATTGGTTAAGATTTATTTTTTGATAATTTGAAGGTTGAAGATTGAAAAATCTTTGATATAATGGGATATAATTCTGAATATCCACAAGGTTGTTTTTATTAAACGTTTCAAATAAAACAGAATTGTTATTCTTTTGATAAAAAATAGAAAACATAAGAACTATAAATAAAGAGTTTTATTAATTTTAAGTTATTTATGCGTATTTTCCTATATTTTAATATACGAAAAATCAGTATAATGAATCTTGAGTTAAAAAAATTCGATATGAAACATATTAGATTTAAACCAAATGAAACACAAGGTCCGGTTATCGTCTTAATTGGTCGTCGCGACACAGGAAAAAGTTTTTTAGTTAGAGATTTATTGTATTATCATCAAGATATACCAATCGGAACGGTTATTTCTGGTACTGAGGCGGGGAATGGTTTTTATTCAAAAATGGTTCCTAAATTATTTATTCATGATGAATACAATACTGCAATTATTGAAAATATTTTGAAAAGACAAAAAATGGTTATTAAACAAGTTAAGAAAGAGAATGATGCTTACGGAAAGACAAGTATTGATGCCAGAGCGTTTGTAATCCTTGATGACTGTTTATACGATAATTCATGGGCTAGAGAGAAGTTAATGCGTCTTTTATTTATGAATGGGAGACATTGGAAAATTATGCTAGTTATTACTATGCAATATCCGTTGGGCGTGCCTCCAAATTTGAGAACAAATATAGACTTTACATTTATCTTAAGAGAGCCTTACATTGCAAATAGAAAGAGAATATATGAAAATTATGCCGGGATGTTTCCGACTTTTGAAAGTTTTTGTCAAGTTATGGACCAATGTACAGAAAATTATGAATGTTTGGTTGTTTCTAATAATGCTAAATCAAATAAATTAGAAGATCAGATTTTTTGGTATAAGGCTCAAGCTCACAAAGAGTTTAAACTTGGTAGTAGAGAATTTTGGGAAATGTCAAAAGACATAGTCAGTGACGACGATGAAGATACTTATGACCCAAATGCCGCTAAAAAAGGTCCAAGAATTAATGTTAAGAAAAGCAGATGGTAAATTATATTTCAACTAATTTTGCAAATTTACCGCCGCCTAGACCAGCTTTTTTCTCAAAATTTTCATGACAAAACGCCTTATAGTCAAATGTACATTTATGTTCTTCAATATGAAAGTGTTTTCTACAAAATACATTTTTACACCTACATGGTTTACTCTGTTCTACAAGACTCAACTTTGTTCTACAACCTTCAAAGTAACATCTGGGTTTTTTATTTTTTGATTTCTTTTTTTTATTTTTAATAGTAACCTTTACATGTTCTATGGTTTTTGTATAGACACCTTCAGTTAATATATTAACAATATCCACTGTTTTTGTAGAAATATTTGTATCTGTTAACTTCTGAATATTCATAGTATAAGTTAGTATCTTTTTTATTTAAAGATACTATCTTCAATTTAATCCTTTTTTTCCTCTATTGTTACGTTTGGTTCATCTGCTGTTGTTAATTTTTTATTTTCTGCCTGCTCTTTTTCCAATTCCGCCTGGGCTTTATCAGTAGCACGTGTGCGAATCATTTCTCCCTCAAACAGTTCTTTTCTAATATCCGCATTTGATATCTTGTCTTTTAGATTTTTCTCAACTGTAGAAACACCCACACCAACTAAATTACCAGCTTCATCGATATTTTGCGTAAGCTTGTTGCCACTTGATTTTGCAATTTTAATATTTTCTTGAATAGCATCCTTCTTTGCCTCAACGACTCTTTTATCAAATGCCACTCGCGCCTCCTTCTCATTCTTATTTTTCTCATGCATGAGCTGGTTTAGTTCCTCTTCAAGATACTCTACTCTTCCGGTTTTGTATGCTTCCGGCTCCCAAGGCATCCACATACCTACAGGGCCAACATATACATCATGACTTGGATCAACTTCTCTTAGCATTTTGCATCTCAATTCTGCTTCCTGTTGTGAAGGATATGAACCACGGATTTTAATACCCCTTGTGCTGGTTTGAAATGAGAAGTGCTCATTAAATTCCTTATCAAGATCGTCCTCTTTAGCATCCATAAAATTTTTGTAATCATCATTAACGGTAGTTTTTACCAATTCGCTTTGTTCGCTCTTTACGAAATCTTGAAAATCCTTCATGGCGTCATCAAAATTAATATTATATTTCTGCGAAAAGAAATTTAAGAATTGAGTGAATTTTTCAATATTTTTGCTATAATCCCAATGCTTTAGGAACTCCTCGAAGAAGAACTGGTTTTTAACCTTCAGAATCTTCTCTGGGCTAACAAATGATACACAAACAAATTTCTGGCCAGCCACTGACTTATCTTCGTCCAGTAAATCAACATATTTAGGATTTTCCTTTCCTGAAGGTAATACTTGTCTCTCAAAAGGTTTAGACATTTATATAATCATTATTATACTTATATTTTAAGTTATTTTATATCTATATATTTTTTTTTCTACAGAAATAGTATAATATGCTTGGTGAATTAGGTAGTCTTTTAGATTTCGGAGAGCTGATCCGTCGTGTTGTTAAATATTTAGTTGAAGGTATTATGGTAGCAATTGCTGCTTACGCCATCCCAAAGCGCTCGCTTAATCTCGATGAGGTTATGCTGATTGCTTTGACGGCCGCCGCCACCTTCTCCATTCTTGATACTTACGTTCCATCCATGGCCGTCGGTGCCCGATCGGGTGCTGGATTTGGCATGGGAGCCAATCTTGTTGGATTTCCCCGCATGTAAGTAAATACACGAATTAAACATAATTACAGTTTATAATTATGTTTTTTTAGCAGAAATATCTATATGACATTGGTACTTTTAAAAATAATATTTTTCATTTTTTTAGGAATATTTTTGTATTATATTTGTTTTGCTCCTTTAAAAGAAAAATTTACTCAATACGATTCCAATAAAGATAGACGTCTTGGAAATGATATTTTAGAGGAACCACCAAATGTCATTTTAATAGGGAATATATTTAGTGAACACGAACACAGACAATATAATTCTATTAAGGAAGAGTTATTAAAAAATGAAAAAAACAATTTAGGTCACGTTTGTTCTATAGACAACGAATGTTTAAGTTTAAAGGATTTCAAGAAAAGTGTAAATGCCCTTAGAAGAAATAATGGAAATAGTTGTAATCCTAGTATTAAGGATCCTGTTAAACATTTAGATACAAAAAATACATATGCATTCATTTCTGTTGGATTTTATGATATTGTCAAAAATGTAAATAATTGTAATACTGGAATCCAGGTAAAAGGTGCCGAAAAATGCATGACAGAGAGTGAGATATACAAAGAATGGAAGGAAGAAATAGATTATTTTAGAAAAAAATTTCCAAGTGTAAATATCATTATAATGAGCGCATATTATTTACCTGATGGGGAAAAACTAAACACAAATGTAGACAAAATCACCCCTTGTCAATTGAAAACCAATGAAGACAATAGTTTACTTTCAAAACACATTAAATATTGGAATCACGATCTAGAAGAATACTGTAAAAATCATGATTTGGGATTTATTAACATGGGCGACAAGTTTTCAATTACTGATATTATCAAGGGTAGCGTTGATTTAAATAATGAAAGCAAAACAAGACTTGTTAAAATTATGAAACAGTATATCCATTA